GCGTTTTCCTCTTCAGGACGGGGATCTAGAATCGTTGCTCTAGACATAATTAAACTCCGTGATCGTTATCATTGTGGAGATGTGGTTATTTTTGACCTGCTTTTTCGTGCTCTTTGACCCACTTCATGTGAGCGCCGGGGAATGAACCATCGGAACCATTTAAGTGAAAAGACGGGGCAGATACCATTTTTGTAGCATTCGCGCCACAACCGCACCTACTGGTTGTGACGTTACTCGCTACCATTTCTTCAAAGACGTGTCCGTTAGTACAACGGAAGTCATAGATTTTAAACATCAACAGGACCTTCTTCTTCTGCTTCTGCTTGCTCTCTAGCCGCTTCTATAGTACCTTGGAGGTTAATTACAGTAGCGAAAGCAGCAACTTGGCCTTTACGAAAGAAGAGTTCTTCTGTGTCTTTGACTGTCTGAATGTCAGCCAATTGTTGTGCATTGTTGGATAACTCTTGTAAGAGTTGTTTGAAACCTTCGTGATTGAAGAGTTCGTTGTAGTTGTCGAAGTAGGTTTCAAGCTCAGGAGTCATAGTTTCCTCTAATGTTGTTAACTATAGTTTTATTATATCATATTTTTATGCAGTTGTCAAGCTTTTCTTGTGGACTTTCTACGTCTACCTGAAGCTGTGACTGCGTGTTTGATTGCTTTGGGGCCAGTCTTGCGTCGTGCAGAAGAAGCTTTCTCAGCTTTGGTCATCTTAGCTGCAACAGCCTTAGGACGACAAGAGGGGTACGGACGCTTAGACTCACCTTTTTTTGCAGACTTACGTCCACAGGGTTTGCCTGTTTTAACGTCTACCCACTCTTCCTTAAACCATTTCTTAAGGGCTGCACCCTTCTTACTTTTTCTTACGGCCACTTTTGTTACCCCAGTTTTTAGCGCCGACTTTGCGACACTTAGCTACAGCACCAGATGCGTACGCGGAAGGCCAAACTTTGTACCTAGACTTGACCTTACGCGCACAAGCGTCGTTAGCTTTCTTACGTTTAGCTGGCATTAGTAACCTCGTTGTCCACCGGGACGCATTGGCTTCTTTTTCTTTTTGTTAGTAGCCGTACGTTGACCACGCTTTGGTAGGCTTTTGGCTTTAGGTTTCATCTTATAACCGGGCATAGCTTTCTCCTTTGCTGTCTTAGACAGGTCTTCAAAATGGAAAAGTTTTACAGATGTTTTTCCGTGAGTTTTACCTGAGTGTAATGAACCATCAGGCATTTTGTGTGTAGCACCTGTAAACTCAGTGCCGTCACGTTTATAATGTTTTACACCTTTAGCCATAGTATTACCATTTTTTACATGACCAGTATCTAGCTGTCAGCTTACTGGGTGGGTTTGTGTCACACTTGTGACGCGCTCTAAACGACTTCCGTCGTACAGGCTGGTCTTTCTTAATAGTCATCTTGGCGTCACCAAAACGTATGGTCTTGGTTTTGTCACCTTCTTTGGCTACTACTACAAACTTCTTAGTCGGGTGACTAGGCGTCCGCTTTGGTTTGTTGTACCCGCTTACGCCCGCTCGTGCTAGTTTTGGGTCCTTTGACTTGGGCATCACATAGTTCCTCCACCTTGGTTTCCAGTTGGTCCACCTTGACTTCTAGGTCCTGTAGGCGTTGGAACGTTCCTTGGAAGTGGTTGTTGACTTGGTCGAGCAGGGACTGCATTTCTTTCTGTGTTATTAGCATTGATTCTACCTTCTATCTGCTTCTCTTTGAGGAGAGTATCAGCAACTTTCATACGTCGCTCAAACTCTTTATCTTCGGCGTCACCTTCACGAAGGTTTCGGGTGATAGCGTTGATACGGTCGATTTCAAGCTCCTGTGGCACTGCCTGAGCTTCCGCAGCCAACTTAGTAGCCCTAGCTTGTGACTCTTGAGCCTGCGCTGCCAAAGCCGCTGTCTGGGACTGCTGGAACTCCAGTTGTGCTTGCTGTGCTGCCTGAGTTATTTGTTGTTGCTGTGGGTTAGGCTGCATGGCTTGCTGCATAGCTGCAATGAGTTCTTCACGATTAGACAAGTTCATGTTGTCAACAATGCTTTGGATCAGGGTGTTGTACAACGGCGACTGTCGGTCCATAGTCTGCAACAACTGTACAAGTTGGGTTACTTCGTATTCCCTAGCGATAATGCCTAGTGTGCTACTAGCGTTAAACTTGTAGTCCGCAACAGGGTAGTTTTCTGGGTCAAACTGCATGTACCGATACGCAGCTTTTTTGACAAACGGAATTAGGAACGACTGCTGGAAGTTAATCAGTGTCCGCTTGTGGCGTTTAATAATAGCGCCAAGAGACATACTAATGCCAGCGGCAGTAGCCTCGCCGTTAACGCTGCCAGCAATTCCTGCTGAGTCCACTGCTCCCGTTGCTTGCTGTACCATCTGCTGCAATGCTCCGGCTTGAGCAAAAGTAATTTGGCTAACTTGACCAAAGTTGAATGGTTGAAGTACTTCACGAGGGTCTCCGTTGGTTAGGATCATTTTGCCCGGACGTACTTCTGGTTTTGCTCCGCGTGGTAAACGAGTAGCGTCAATAGCCATCATAGGATGAATAGTAAGGCTCAGAGCATCAATACGTGCGCGTAGTTCTGTATCAAGGGCTTTCTGACTATTGTAGCCTTTTTCACAAACTCCACGACCCCAGAATCTGCCGGGCACTACGTCCCAAGGGAAGGCTACTACTGGACGATCCATCATCATGTAAGGGTTAGCTTCTGCCTTAAGAAGGATACCCCCGTTAGCAACCACTACAACGGCTTCTACGTAACGTGACTCAGAGTCTTCCTCAGGTACTGCTTCTTCGTCATCTTCGCTCATAGCGGCATTCAGAAGCTCTCGTGGTACTAAACCGTAGTACTTAGTCAAACGTACTTTGTCGTCGTTGTAAATAGTAATGTCTTGATCAGGCTCGAGGTCAGTGTCAGGAGCAGCAGGACCAACATAAACGTCCTTATAGACGCCTTGTTCCTGCAGTTGTTCTACTTGGTGCATACTTACGAATTCGTCTATAGCAACACCTAGAGCGTCTTCTACAGAGGTTGCTACAGGATCAATCAGGAAGTTTTGAGGAAGTACAGGCTTAAGTTTAACCTTGACACGGTCTGTGATGTTTACTCCTACTGCTTGCAAATCTCCTCCCATAATGGGTTGAGTAGCAGGAGCCATCTCTTTCATTTCTTCAATGACGATTTCACCGATGCCTGTACCAAAGACTGCTGAGTTGATAAGACACTCTGCTACCGCCTTACGTACCATACAGTCTTCAAAGTCTTCTGTTAGTTTGTTACGCAGGAACTGTACGTCTTGCTTGTTGGTGTCGCCAAAGTTGTCGCTTACGTCAAACCACTTACCACGTCCAAACGTAGCCTCTTCTAGTTCCGCTACGTTAGACTCAACAGCTTGCTGTAGTGCAGGAGAAATAATACGGGAACGCTCACTGCGACGCTCGCTGTCAGCAGGATCCCAAATGCCACGCCAGAGTCTATAATACTCTTCAAAACGTCCTTCATAATTTGATTCATAATAATCGCGCCAGTCCTCACACTTGTTCATGACCCAGTCTTCAAGGGCTTCTTGGATCATCAACGGATCGTTTTCATAAAATTCTGCCATATTAGTATCCTGCTACCACGTCTAAAATATCATGGTCTTCTATTTCGTAGTCGTAGTCGTACGCTACATTTGCCAATTGGTCAATGTACGCCAAAGCGTCCACCAAGTCGTCATGGGTCAAAGGGTCAGGAAACTGGAAGAGTTGGTCTAGGAATCTAGAGTTCCACTCTCCCTTGTTCAGCGTAATGTACCCATTTTCAAAGCGCCCCTGTAGCGCCCACATTACCCTGTCGGTCTTCTTTTTGTTACCGTGTGTCAACTCTTCTACTCTAAAGAATGTTCCGTACCGCTTCTGTAGATCCATCAGAGGTGACATAACAGCTTGTTTAGCAATACCTCTTTCGATTCCCACCGATATGGGACGGTAATCTCTAACGGCCTGAAATATCTTAGCTGCTGTTTCGTCAAGTGACCATCGACCGTATATGATATTGTCAACATACCAACCATGCTCATTGACCTTAACCACGGCGATCGCTGTGTCGTCAAGTTTGGAATTCTTAGTCTTTTTCTTGTTGACTTCCTCAAATCCTGCCAAGTC